GATTAAGATATATTGAGTCGGTGTCAGATGCAATGACGTAATCTACTTTCTCTGTTGACAGTAGTTTATTTAGATAAGCATTCATCTTATTCTCAATCCATCTAATTGAGACTTGACCTGATAACGTAATGGCCTCTGCGTTTGCTAACCTATAATACCTGAAGTGCTCATTGCCGATAGCACCATAAGCACTGTTAAGAGAAATCTTCTTTGCCATTTGGATGTTGTTACATCTGGCAATCTCTTTGACAAGATCAGGCGTGGGTGTCTTCTCGTATTTCTTCTTGGCATCAATCATCCTCTTCTTAAATATAACCCTAGAGTCATACATCTTCTGCATCATCAATGGCAAGAAACCATACACATCCTTCCTGTACTGTGCTCCATTGGCACACACAGCAAACTCACCATCAATCTCCACCTTCTTGTTTAAGATCCCTTCAACGCTCGCATTGGGATGTCTAGCCTCCCTGAGGGTTTCGGGTGAGATATTATATTGCATAATAAGATGAGGGTAGAGGCTATTAAGGTCAAAATTAACCACCCAATCATAGCGTCCTGGTTTCGGTTCCTTGACATAAGCTCCTGCGTACTTTTCATCTTTATTGGATTTCTCTTTCGGAGGAATCACAATGTTTCTTTTCTTGAGATAGTTATAGATGATGGTATCCCACATCCGAACCTGATAGAACACATCTGCATAATTAACCTTGGCATCATATGCCATAGTCAATGCAAGTTCAATCAGTTTCATCTTGTCTTCCAGACGGTCAACAAGTTCCACATCAATTATATTATACTCTACGAATTTTTGCCAACCTTTTGTGTAGAAATCTTTAAATGTGTCGAATTCACTATGGTCTAATTTCTTCTGCCCTAGTTCTACACTAGCAATATAATCCAATCGGTATGACTCTTGATTTGAATAAGTAAACTTCTTATAGAGATCAAGATAATCTAACTGAGTAACTCCACCAATATCATAAGTACGAAACTGACGACCTTTAATATAGATCTCCTTAGGAGAACATAGACCCCAAGGGGATAATCTCCTCATTAATTTTTCACCAAGAACTCTATCAATACGCTTGGCGATATATGGTATATCAAACAGTTGAATGTTCCATCCAGTAACAATGTCAGGAGTGTTATCCATCCACCACTGAATAAAACTACTCAATAGATCGTGCTCATTATTAAATTGTATGTACCTAACATTATCCTGCTTAATTTTAAAAGGACCATTACCCCAAGTAATAATCTCCTTTGTATTGTAATCCTGAATTGTTATAAGTAAAATCTCCTGATCTGCTGATTCAACATCAGGGAATCCATTCTCTGCTCTAGTCTCAATATCAATAGTATACAGACGAATCTTACTTATATCAAACTTGATTTCATCCTCAGGATAACTGTCAGCAATATACTGATAGATAAATCTATCCTGACCATAGATAGGGAAATTCTCTACATGCTCATACTGTTTTAAAAATTCTCTTGTCTCCCTTACAGTTCCAGGTTTAATCTTCCCAACATAATCACCCTCCAAAGTTTGATACTTAGTCTTTTTCTTTGACGGCACAAACAAAGTAGGAGAGTACTTCTCACGAACTTGGAAGTACTCTCCTTTATCGTACCCACGAACAAGGAAGTGATCCCCGATCATAACTACATTTGTATAGAATTTCAATCTTTGATGACCTCTTTATATGCCACTAACAATTCCTGTTGTGGATCAACTATAGTTAGTATATCATCTGATGACATCATACACTTGTTGTCTTGTGTCACTAATGTACCTGGCCACCTTTGCAACCTATCTTTCCAATCCTCTTCACCCATTCTAAATTCAACTGGATTAGTTAATTCACAATTAGGTTCACCAATTTCAGCACCAACTTCTCTAATCTCAGAGACTAGTACTTTAGAGTCATTTTTTAAAACAAGAACTTTAATCATTAGATTCTCCTACCATTTGTTAGGTCTTCATACATTGATTTTAAATCTGCTAATGGTTCACACACAGTAGCAACGGTATCTGGATTGACAATATAAGTATCATCTTCTGAGATCTCCAACCAAGTCTTAAGTCCAACTTTCTTTACTTGAGATTCAGTTGCTTCATTATCTTCTTTAAGAAGTAACTCTGGTGTATAAGTAATCTGAAATGGTTTAATGATCATATACTGTTTAGTATCACCATCCAAAACTTCTTTAATATCAGCAAGAAGTTGAGTACCGTCATTTAAAATAGCGACTTTGATTGACATCTTTTTTAAAATATTTATGGTGGGGAGGTTGGAGTTATGTGTACCAACAAGTGAGGGGCATTGCTACATTGAGTAGATTTTTACCGCACTGTATACGACCCGATTGGTAAATCGATTCTGGAGACTCCTCCAGCGAGCACCACCTCTGTCGCATCACCTTAACTAGCCTTATGCCAGCAAGTTTATTCAGTCACTCCCATGTCAGGCGATCAACCTAACGAAGTTATTATACCATAAAGAAAGGGAGGTGTCTACCTCCCTTGCCTCCCTTAAGTGAATGCATTCAGGTAAAGGGGGGTCCCCTTACCGTGTCCATGTGTTAGATCCAGTCTTTACGAGTGTGATGATCTGGTACTACTTTACTGAGTGTGACAGTTAGTAGTCCGTCTTCAAAATTGACTTCCTTGACAACAGTGTCATCAGCGATAGTCCATGATCTATTAAAGGATCTTTGTGCGAGTCCCCTATGTGCATAGTCTGTACCTTCTTTCTCTTCCTTCTTACCTTCTACGACAAGTTTACCATACTCTGTGTAAACTTTAACCTCATCTTTTTTGAATCCTGCTAGAGCAATCTCTAGTTTAGATATGCAGTTACTTACATTGATGAGATTGTAAGGTGGATAGTTTCCATGAGTATTCTGAACCTCATGAAAGAAACGATCAAAATAATTGTCGAGTCCTATGCTATTCTTGGTGATCTTATCCATAAGATCAGGCAAGCTTTCAGCACGAAATCTTTGTAGGTCTGTCATAATAGCCTCCTTTAAAAGCGAGTGTTAAATTGTAAGTCCCTTACGGCGACTCAATTTTATTTAGTAACATCATAGTATCTTTCCACCCATTAACACAGTGGGACAAACCGCCCTGTTCCTGTACGGCTTTTGCTAAAGCATAATCATTCTGACCTTCTTCCATCATATCACCAAAGAAAATTAACTGTTCTCCCAATCTAAAATCTCTTAAGATCTGACTCTTATCAGATCCCTTTGGTCCTAGATCTAAACCAGTCTGTCCTCCTATATTAACTTCTAATTCTGGAAACTTCATCTTAAGTCTTCTAGCAATCTCTCTCCTTTCATCAGTTTCTTGATCCCACTTTACATACTCTTCTCTCTCAACAAAACATGTAAGACCTCTGCCTAGTATACTAAAGTTAACTCCTCCTGGCCTTCTCTCAATATGATTACCATTACGAACAGGAAATTTACTAAAGAGTAATTCATTCTCTAAATGATTCTCTACATCCCTAGGTAGTTCCCAGTCATCTCTATAAACATTAACATCCCCTTCATATACATCAGAACCAGAACAGTTATAAACCCTCTTAGCTTGATTGTATATGCCTGGTGTGACTTGCTCTATAGTCTTGTCCCTGTCACTACCAGTAACTAAGTAAACATCATTACAAGTAGAAAACTCATAAAAGAAATGTAAGAACTCAGGTTCAATAGTTTTTCTGGAAGGTGTCAAAGTCCCATCAACATCAAAAATAAACTTCTTCAGGATTCTTCCTCCGTTTTTTTCCTTCCTATATTATACTTGGTTTCGAGTATCCAGTCACCCTTATCCTTAAATGATAATACTTTGATCTGATTCAAAGGTGCTATGTCCTGAATCTGATCAGCATTTAAAATCTTTATGAGACCCCAATCAGCAAGCAACTGAGCAATGCGGTTCCTACGCTGAACATCGTTAGCAGTAAGGTTAGCTCTTTTTCCATCTAAAGCAAATAGTTCTTTAAAATGAACTATAAAATATCTTCCTTGCTTATGTAGAATGTGGCAAGATTGATATAACTTCTTCTCTTTACGGGATGCCACACCTATACGGGTTAGCGTCTCTCTTACTTTAAGAAAATCATCTGGTTCGCCTAATGATACCTCGACCATTTGATCGGGTGACCAAGGAACGGTCACTTCATTCACAACACTCATCGTTTTAATTCAGTTATTCGTAAATGTATTTAGTAAATAATTCTTGCAGAAGGGTCTCCCTTACCAATAGTAGTACCATCTGTTATGAAATCTGTAATCTGAGAATAATATTTCTCCATCTCATATTTTTTATTAAACTGATTCAAGTCTACTACATTACCTGTTATCTCTTCATAAACAGTTAAGAAAGTGGCCATCATATGCCACTGTAAAGGTGGTATATATCCAGGAGATATACACACAAATATCTGATCAAACTTATAATCATCAAACTCATATTGATCCTTAGTAGTAAATTTAAAATTACTAATATACTTCTCTGCAGCAGGTAGATCTGGGGTGGGTCTATTACCAATCCAAGTAAAAGAACTTAATCTATTATTAATCTGTAAATACATCCCCCAGTTACCTTCCATAACTCTATCAAAATTCTTGAGTATAGTTGCCTCTTCTTCAGGACTACCAAAGATACCAGAGAATATATCATCATGATGATCTATATTAATAACTTCAATATTATCATGACCTTCTAAACCATAAAGTATATTATCATGATCATAACCAAACCTAACATCAGTACAATGCCGTAATGCTCTTAAATAAGTTCTTAAACAATATTGATAATTCTTAGTATTAATATCATGCGAAAACTGACCAGGAAGTTTCTCAAACAACTCTTGCCATTTGAGAATAGGCCACATGTCTAGACCTTCTTCATCACCCAGTTTCTCCTTTACAAGTTTCTCATTTTCATCTATAGAAGTATCAGCAATGAAATCTAAATCTATACTAAGGATTTTCAAACCACTCCTCCAGTATTAAGTTTACCTTTAATATATTTAATCTGTTCCTTTGTAAGAATTCTCAATGCCTGTTGTGCCTTCTCATTACTATAACCATAGTACTTCTTAACTGCATCAATATCCTCTACCTTACCCTTCTTTAACCAAGGAGCAAACCTCTTCCTCTTCCTCAAAGAATTTAAAAGAAAATCATACTGAAGTTTAGAATCTAAGAAGTGATACTTGTTCATCTCATTTGCAAATAATACAGAATCAATAGATCCTGACATACACTTATTAACAACAAATGCTGGATACTTCTCAGTAGGATCTTCATCAAGGATATTCTCCTTTGTAAGATTGATAGAATTTAACCAGTACTTCAGTTCCATAATTTAGTAATTGATTGTTTAATCTCAGAGTTTGAATACTCTTTACCCAACAAAGCAATGTTGAATGGTATATCAAGAATCTCCTTGGATTTATATGCTGCCCAAGCAGCAGCACCAAAGTGTACACCAGAATCATTTGGCCAAGGTGGAATGTGAATATTCTCAAACATACCTCTGAACAAAGAATTTGCACAGACATTTAAGAACACACCACCAGCAAAACAAACATTCTCTGTGAGGTAGTCCTCCCTCAATAGGGAGATCCATTTGATTATAGCATCTTCAAAGTGTCCTTGCAAATACGCAGACTGATCTTCATAGGACAAATCTTTAATAGATAGATAGACATTATCATAATCATAGAAATTTATAATTGGTTCTCCATATTCAAACCTATCAATATTCATACTATTCAAAGGATACTCTGTTGAAACTGTATATGGTTTAGACTTATTAGAAGATTTACCATATGCAGACAGTCCCATTATCTTACCTTCTGCATTATTATATTTGCCATCATTGGAACCTGTCTTCTCATTGTAGATATTACTAGCCATATTGCAATAATAATCACCAAAAGAATTTTCACCTGGTCCACTCTCTAATCTAAAAAATCTAAACTCTCTTTTATCTTTATTAAAATACCCTATACTATTGTTCTCCATTCTCTTAGTAGATCCATCTGCAAAGTCCCATACACTACTTCCCATACCATCAAGAGTTAAAAAACTTCCACTGTTAAATGGTGCTGTAAAAACAGTTGAGGCAGCATGACATAAGTGATGGCTCAGATACCAAATCTCAGCATTAGGAAATTCTTTACGAAAAAAATTACCAGCATCACCTGATGAAATTTGTTCATTACATAAATGAACTGCACTTGGAGGGAATGCTACAATGTCTACATCTTCTTTAGGAATACCATCTAAACAATAATCAATTGAATTGACTGGATAGTTACCCTCATACTTTACACGAGTAAGTCTTGATTCATCTATACTTTTAATATGCTTTCCATCAATAAACAAAGTACATCCAGAATCATGGATTCTAGAAAAATTCTTAGGATCACTTGAATCCCAATCTAGAGCACTATGTATTCCAAGTATTATCATTTCCAGAGTAAGTAATTTCCAATAACAAGATAATCTAAATCCATTTTCTTAAATGCTTCAATAGCATCATCTGGAGTTTCTACAATAGGTTCTCCATTATCATTAAAGGATGTGTTAAGAAGAACAGGATCTTCAAACTTACGAAGGAGTTGACACAGTTTAGAATTTAATTCATCATTAACCGTCTGTATCCTACAAGTTTTATCCTCATGAGTAATAGCAGGTAATCTATCAGTTATAGAATGTTGAGCAAATAACATGTAAGGAGTATCAAAAGCTTCTAAGAAATATTCTCCCACATACTCCTCTAATATTACACCAGCAAAGGGTCTCCAATATTCCCTATGCTTAACTCTCTCATTAAGAATATCCTTATTCTCTGCTCTCTTAGGACTCATAAGAATAGATCGAGATCCAAGAGCACGAGGACCATGTTCAGATCTACCTTGAAACCATCCTATTATTTTATTCTCATCAATTGCTTTAGCAACTATTTCACATAAAAGATCAAAGTCTTCAAAGTGTTCGCAATTTTTTTCCATAGGTACATAATCCTCATAAGATTTTCCAAGAAGTGCAATGTTGTTAGGGATCTCAATAGTCTCTTTACATTTATATGAAGCATACACAGCAGCACCAAAGTGTACACCAGAATCATTTGGCCAAGGTGGGATGTGAATGTTTCTGAAATAAGGTTGGAGTAAAGTATTAGCACATACATTTAGAAAACAACCACCAGCAAAACATACATCTTCTGTAAGATAATCTTCCCTTAGTTCTTTGATCAAATATGTAAGAGCACCTTCATAATGATGTTGAAGAAAAGCTGCTTTATCTTCTGGAGTACCTTTCAACTGACTACAAACCATATCATAATTATAATAACTCACACTAGGTTCACCAAACAAAAACTTATCTACTCCCATAGTTTCCTTTGAGTATTCAGTTGATTTGCAATATGGAACTCCTGTATTAACATTAACATCACCATAAGCAGAAAGTCCCATCACCTTACCCTCAACCTGAAATAAAATAGGATTAGGATTATTTGGAATAGGTTTTACACCATTGATTTTTTCATCATATATGTTGCTGGAATAAAATCCAAACATCTCACCAAGAGAATTCATTCCAGTATGACTATTCAATCTAAAGAATCTAAACTCCCTTTTGTTTTTGTCAAAATAACCTATACCATTATTTTCATTAGTAATAACTTGTGCAGATGCAAAATTCCAAACACCACTACCAACACCATCCAAAGTTAAGAAACTTCCACTGTTAAATGGTGCTGTAAATACAGCAGATGCTGCATGACATAGATGATGCCCAACATACCAGATCTTAGCATTAGGAAACATGCCCTGTAGAAAATTATATGCCTGTCCAGATGCAGTCTGTTCATGACAGAACTTTATACAAGAAGGAACATAACATACAATATCAATATCTTCCTTAGGAATATCACCAAGACAATAATCTATACTTCCTTTAGGAAATCTACCATCATATTTAATTCTCGAATGTCTTTCTTCATCAGTGCTTAATACATGCTTACCATCTACAAATAAAGTAGCACCTGCATCATGTCCTCTAGCATTGTTTCCAACATCAGCAGGATCCCACTCTAAAGCACTATTAATTCCTAATATTTTCATAATTAAAAATCAAAAGTTCCTTACGCTCTTGTTGATCACTCATATAATCACCAACAGATCTCATAGTATATGTGTGATCAAATTCAGAAGCACCCCAATATTTAAAACGATCTCTTACTAACTGTGTACTGTTATAAGATATCAATTGAGATGCTGTAAACTCATCACATAAATGTGCGAAGTCATCATGATTAAATCCTTTATGCATAGTACCCTTCTTACCATATAAGTTATGTTTAATATCATAAGGGGGATCTAAGTAGACAAATGCCTTAGGATTATCAGACATCAACTCCTTCCAATCGTAGTTTGTAATACTCCAATTTTCAATAAGTTTTCCATACTCACTAAGCTTTTCGATTCCTCGAAAGGAGAAATTGGATTCGCTGGCTTGTGGGGAGAAGGAACTCGATTCAGTGAGACCAGAGAAACTACACTTATTAACAATATAGAAAGCAACTGCCCTCTCGAAATCTTCTTTTGACAAGTCATTTACAGTCTCCTTAGATTCAATGAATAATTCTTTAGCAGTATCTCTATCAGGATACTTATTTTTAATACTCCATAGAGCATCTTGCATCTTATCCCCATCATGCTGCAACTGTTGCCAAAATAATATGAGTGGAACATAAAGATCATTAATCCAAATATTTAAATGAGGATACAATTTACTAACATATAATGCTACAGATCCACCACCAACAAAAGGTTCTCTATACTCTGTATAGTTTTTTAAGTCTGGAAAATGTTGTGCTAGTTTAGTACAGGCACGAGATTTTCCACCAGGATAACGAAGAGGAGTTTTTAATGCTTTCATGATTAAAATGACATACCACAAGGAGTGTAATATCTAGGAGCAGCCCAGTATGGTTTACCATCTCTATGCAATATATTATTTTCATGATCAGTCAATTCTAAATTTTCAATATTATTATTACTTCTATTTTTGTCTTTATGATTTACTTCTGTATACTCATCAGGATCTGGATTCTTAAACCATGCCTTTGCCATTAATCTATGAATCAATTTACCACCAAAAGTTGCATACCCTTCCTCGTTTAGAGTTGGATTAATAACACTATTCTGGGTCTTTATATTACGAAGAGTACCATCATAGTATAATATAAGATTGTCAAGTTGTCTGCAATGAGGAGTACAAGAAGAAGATCCTACATCTATCCTACCATGTTCAAACAACCAATTAAGATATTTCCTTACACTCCACGACATTGTATAAGGTATATCACCATTCCTAAAATCTCTAACTAAAAGATCCCTCACTTTATAGTAAGGGGTATTTAATTCCTGCATTGATTTTGCAGGGAGTTTATTAAACATCCACTTCTCAAAACTCTCGACTTTCTCACCACCTCTTATCCTATTGTAAATAGTGAGATGAAAACCTCTACTCATTTGAATTCACACTCCACCATAATTTCAGTCAATGCTGCCATAAGATTTATTTCTTGGTCGGCCACAAAAGCGATCTGATACTGATACTTAGCAATAATGAGCACAGCAGCAGCAATACTAGGACCGTCAAGGGTTTGATAAAGGCCATCATAAAGACGGCGAAGAAGTACAGAAGGATCATTGTCCAAATTATGAACAACCCACTTCCTGACTCCAGGAAAATCTTTCGCACGAAGCGTTTTAATGAGGTCATCAACCTTGACATCTGAAAATTCTACAAGTATCGCTGAATCTATTGTACCACCAACACTATATCGTTGCAACTCATTTAACACTCTCCTCCAATCAGGAAAATGTTTATTAATTAATTGAGCAAGAACTTTCTTATCAAATTTGACATCTTCCCTTTCAAGAATCCCAACAATCCTATCGAAGAAAGAGACCTGTATCTCTGCCTTCTCCTTACCTTTGATCGAGAACTCAACCACAGAACACCTGGAGTGTAGCGGTTCGATGATTTTATTTTTATAATTGCAGGTGAAGATGAACCTACAGTTTTTATGGAATGCCTCAATGTTACTCCTCAACAACAACTGAACATCATGTGTCGTGTTGTCTGCCTCGTCAATAATAATAACCTTATGGTTAGATGAAGCAGTCAAGGACATAGTAGAAGCAAAGTTCTTTGCTTGTCCCCTTACCGTGTCAAGAAACCTACCTTCATCTGAACCATTGATTAAAATATAATCACACCCCAACTGTTCGCAGAGTGCTTTGGCAACTGTAGTCTTACCTACACCTGCTGGTCCTGTTAAGAGAAGATTAGGAATCTCGCCTTTATTTAGGAAGTCCCTAAAGGTTTTCTTAATACTCTCTGGTAGAATACATTCCTCAATTGTCTTAGGTCGATACTTTTCAACCCAGAGAAAATCACGCTTCATAATTAATCACAGATTGTGCTGGTGAATTCCAATGACGGATTACACCAGCAGTAATAAAACAGTTAGTAACAAGATAAGTGAGAAGGATAAAACTCCTAATAATGCATACTGCATTATCATACCTTGCAGTTTTAGTATCCTCGAAACTTCCCAAGGCATACTTCCACATCCTCCAAACACTATACATATTTTGAATCAGGTTCCAATGCTATAAAATAATCTAAATTATAATTGCTATTGGTAAATTTGGCAAGATTCTTTTTAGAAATAGCCACATCATATGATCCAGGAATCAACTTAATATTCTCAATCTTAAATAAGAATTCAAAAGTCTCATCAGTCTTACCAACTACAATAGTATACTCATTAGAGTTATCATTCTTACGATCAGAAACCACTAGGGTAATATCTTGACCATCACCAACTGCCGACAAATCGGGTAATTGATATATGGAAGATGCCTTAAGTAATTTACCAAGTTGAATACTATCCAATTGGAAAGTAACATCATTTGAAGGAAGTGTAACTCCTTTCTCAGGTGGAATAACTATACAATCAGGATCTGCAAAGGCAAACTTAACCTTAGTTGACTTACCCTCTCGGATAATCATGTATGTCTCATTCTTAAGATCCAAATCAGGATCCTTCATAAGATTAACCCCGTTAAGAAACTGGGGTAGATCATAGATACCAAAGTCCCTCTCAAAGTTTTCATCAACCTCTGCTTCTGCAAGGATATTCTTCATCACAGAAATAGTGCGAAGTTTAGAACCCTTCTTAACCAGAATGGATTGATTGATTGAGGAGAAATTCTCCAGTAAGCTAATTGTTTTTTCAGAAAGTTTCATATCCATTAGTAGGTTCCTTATCTAGTCCTTCAAAGTGGTATAGAAGTACAGCATAGTGTATTATCTTCTGAATGTCAAGCCTTGTAGTGCCTTTCTTATCATAGCGTGAAGCATATTTAAGAATGTTACTACGACAGAATGCAGATGCATCACCCACTGCTTCAATAAGATCCAAGGTTTGTACCTTATCATTATATGCATAGTGAGAACTATATGTTCTACCAATATAATCCTTGATTTTTTCAAGGATCTTTTCCTCGTTGTACTTATAGTGTACAGGAGGTTTTTCTATTTCTGGTGGACAGTTACTCGTGTCTATAGTGACATTTTCAAGTTTAACTGATTGCCATCTACTAGCGGATGCTGTACCTATTCCAGCAACATAGTTTGCTTCATCTTCTGGTCCGTACATAATTGGAAATACCTCGTCTAATGTTCCGTTGATTGTGTGATAGAGTAAGCTCCATGAATTAGTCATTTTTTCTATAGCAAGGTACACCTGCAGGGTCTAACCATTTGGTATACTCTAGATCCTCTATAGCAATGCCAAACTGCATTTGATTATCGCAGTAGTACATATCTTTGTACATGTGACGGTACTCGTCAAACTTTTGAATACGACAATCAGGTTTGCCGTTAATCTCTAAGAGACCCTTTTGTACAAAACGATATGGATATCGTTCATGAATTACTACTGTACCATTATTAGACATAGTTTTCATAAGTCTTGAATTCATCGTAAGCAGCACGGAAGTCATCACGATCTTCTACTGAACGAACTTGTGCTGGTTGTGTAGCAGTGCCACGAAAAATCATAACACCAACTGGTCCTTGATCATCATCCATTGAAAGATAATCAATGGTCGGGGATAGCATAACGCCTTGAGGTCTACTCATAATATTTGTGTTGTTGTTAACATTATAAGACCCCCGATGGTGGTCGGAGGTCTTGAGTAGACACTTTATCAGGTGTCTGCGTCTTGCCTTTGCAGAACGCAATGCCTGTGGTTTAAGTTTTCGTTTCGGTGGCTTACCCGAATTGTGTTGCCAGTTTGGAGTGGTCATTGTATTAACCTTATGTTTAATGAAACACCATCACCCATTGGTTCTACCTTCCCTTCTGGGAAAATATTACCTGCAATAGTATATCTATCATAGTCACCATCGTGAGACTCTACTGAGTGGGGGATGTAACTAGGGAATAATAGCATAGACCCTACAGGTATGTTTGCACCTGGTTTGAAACAAATCTCAGCTCCACCACCAGAACCCAACATCATAGGTGGACACTCCTTCTCTTTGTCATAGAAATAAGTGGCACTACCTTCCGTCAAATAATGTATAAAACTAAACCAATGCATAGGATGGTGATGCCTATAATTACATACACCCTTTTTAGTTTTAGTTGCCCACATAGAAGTGAGAGTTAACTTATCACAATACCAACCATTCTTATCTTTTAAAATTTTAAACTGTTCATTAAGATAATCTGTATAAAATTTTAATTCAGATCTAAGATGTATATCTGGATCTGTAGTCTCTGGATGATTACCAGTATTATTAAATTTTACACCACTAATAACATCAATAAGTTTAGTATTAACTTCTTTTGAAACATCTACTCCATATATTAATGTTGGAAAAATAGGGATTTCATGCATCATCTTTCAACGACACTTTTCTCAGCATAAGAGAACCCACCTTTCTTAGTAAACTCTATAAGATTATCAAACCTATCAAGCATATCTGGTTTATGAGATATCACAAAAACATTAGCATCTTTAATAACATATTTAATTATCTTTAAGAATTCTTCAGTACCAAATCCATCTAACGATGAATCAAATATTTCATCCATAATTAATAGATTGGTATTTGCAGAATTTTTAAACCTAGCAACCTCTCTCCATGTAAAGAGAAGTGCTAGGTCAATTCTCATCTTCTCTCCTTCAGAGAAAGATGAATAGGAGAACTTATCATGGATAGGATTTTTAATAGTCTCATTAAACTCTTCATCAAGATAGAAATTAATATAAAAATCCATCATCTGCAAGTAACGATTAACCTGCTGATTAATTAAAGGTAGATACTTTTTAATTATTCTGCCCTTAACACCACCATCTTTTAGCAATGTGTATGCAAAATCATTGTAGTTAATTTGTTCTCTTTTATCAGCTAGTTCTTCAAATACTTCGTGAAGGTCTCCTTTAAACTTTTCTAACTCCTCATGTTCAGTATTTCTGTTTTGTAACTTGTCGGCAAGAGTTTGAATCTCCTGTTGTAAATCCCCCGTCTGTCGTTGTAATCCAGAAACTTGAACGCTGTTCTGAGAAATGCCATAAGTTAAATTTGAGATCTCCTTAGTTAGTGTGGTGAAGTGACGCTCTCTAATGTTTTCTTCGTTTATCGACTCCTCAAGCTTTTGATAGCCATCTCTGAGTTCCTTTGCTCTAAATTGAGCGTCATCAATTCTATTTAACCTAAACGATTCTTCTATATCTTGGCTGCATGTAGGACACACTCTATTATCTGTGAAAAACTTATGCTCTTTTGTAATCCTTGATACTTTATTGGATATCTTCTGTTTCAAAGAACCCAGTTTTACCAAGCGATCTGGAGCATCTGATACAGTTTGTAATTGTGTTTGAACGCTGTCTAAACCTTTATTTAAGGATTCATTTTTCTTTAACAATTCGTCAATTTCTAAAGCAATTGTATTAACTTTTTTTTCCTTCTCCACTATATCTTTTTTTCCTCTAGTTTCTAATTCCTCAATAAATGATTTTTGCATTTCAACCTTATCATTGATATTACTTTTCTTCAATTCTAAAGTTCTTACCTTATCCTTTTCATGACGCAATTGTTCTTTAAGAATATTATTCATAGCAGAAAAGATTTTAATATCAAGAAGATCTTCAATAACTTCTCTACGATTAGGACCACTCAATTGCATGAACGGTATAAAGTTACTACTACCTAAAATAACAATTTGAGTAAAAGACTTATAATTTAATTTCAGAATCTGCTCTTCAAGAATCTTTTGATTAATCCTATCATCAGATTCTTTATTCCTCATCTGCCCATCAATTTCAATATCAAACAGATTTGGTTTGATACCACGACGAACCATATACTCTTTAGGTCCAATAGAAAATTCAATCTCTACAACAGTACCTTTCTCATTAGTAGTATTAACTAACTGTGATTTTGTGATCTTACGATATGGTTTATTAAACAAAACAAAGCACAGAGTATCTAACACAGTAGATTTCCCTGCACCATTAGTACCAACAATTAGTGTTGTACCCTTTTCATTCAAAAGTATTTCAGTCCACCGATCACCTGTAGACAGAAAATTTTTCCATCTAATCTTTTTGAATAGTATCATCTTGCTTTGGCGGTATCACGAAATCGTTGGAGGTAATGATAGTATACTTATAATTATACACCTCACACGCTTTTATTGCAACCTCTTCATCCACTTCTACAACCTCCATATCAACTTCATCATCTATACTGAGGTGCATCCTATACCTCAAAGCATCATCTTCTTTCTGAAAGAGAAACAAAACTTTTTCTCCATCAGTATCTTTAACAGCATAAGCACCTTCTCTCCTACCCTCTTCGGTTAGCAGCCACATTATTCAACCTCACAAGCTTTCCTATAAAGATCACCCATGAGTTCTTTAACTCTAGTTTTATTAAGAGGCATCTCTGCTTCATCAATGAATCTATTTAATAAAGCAATAGTATTCTCATCCTCTTCTGCTTCAAAATCTTTTGAATGTATATAACCATTATTCCAATCTAAACTTTCAATAACTTTCAACTCTTCCACACCAACAGCATGAAGTTTATCAACAAACTTTTCAAAGTCTTTTGGTTTTGATCTATTCTGAACAATAACTTTTACAATTTTATTCTCATAAGGAGTAGCATCAAAAATTTGATATGGTGTATCATCATAATAAAGTTTATAAAAAATTCTATATGGATTATTTACAGGAGTTGTTTCATAAGTATCACTGTCCCAAATATGGAATCCTCTTGTATCTTCACAATCATTCCAATACATTTCGTATGGATTTCCTAGATAAAAGACTTTACCATTATCAGATCTTGTATGATAATGACCAGAATAAACTCGATCAAACTTATCAAATATATCTGGGTTACCATGACACCCATGTCCATCCTGAGAGAATCCTTTATAAACTTCAAACCCATTAAGTTCTAAATGTGCAAATGCAACTTTAGATTTGCATGATTTAATTTTTCTTTTTATCTTCTTCTCATTCTCAGAATTCATCCATCCCAAGAAAAGACATTTCGTATCCCCAATGGTATATTCTGCATGGTCTCTAATGAGAACCATATTAGAATACTCTCGTAATAATAAATCAATTGTATTAATTGAGTTATTGTTTTTGTAATAGGCAGTATGATTACCCACAACAGTGTATACAGTAACTCCCATATCACGAAGACGGTCAAAATAATTCTTTTTAGACCATTCCAGAGACCAAAGATCAATCGCCCTCCTATTATCAAAAGTGTCTCCCATATCGATGAGGGTTTTGATGCCCTCCCTTTCCAATGTGGGGAAAAAGATGTCTTCATAGAATTTCTGAAAATAATCGTGGAATAATCGACTACCTTTACGCATACCAAAATGCTGGTCTGTGATAACTGCTACCTTCATACTAGGTCGTCAATGGTGAATAATCTACGGAGTTCAAGCTCTGCTGCTGCCATCGCTTCTATAGCACCTTCCTGCCTGTCTACGATGGTTACAACACGCTCAACGACATAACCAGCATCACGGAGTTTCTCTGCTGCTTTAATAGCAGATGCACCTGTTGTAGTTACATCTTCTAATACAGTTACCTTAGTTCCTTTTGGATACTGTGGTCCCTCTATCCATGCTTCTGTACCATGACCTTTAGGTTCTTTACGAACTATAAGAGCATCTACAAGTCTACCATCTAAAGCAGAACAAACTGCTACACCTGACACTAAAGGATCAGCACCAAGAGTTAGACCTGCTACTACAGGAGTTTCTACATGTTCAAGTATCATCATAGCAGTGACCGTTAACCCATGTCCAGTTAATGTGACAGGTTTACAATTGACATAATGCTCTGACTTCTGACCTGATGAAAGAGTGTAATCACCTTTTTTATAACAATCTTCTTTAAGAAGCTCTAAAAGTTTTTCTTTCATTGTTTTGTAGTGTTACTCCGTGTTCTATTAATTATACTTATAAACTTATCACCTGCAAATGTACCACCAAGACAAACATCAATTTCATCCCCATCTTTCCAGTTAGTTTCACCATTCATTTTGGTGTGTGTCATTGCTAATTGAATTTCATCAATTACTTTTTGTGTTAGTCTCATTTAATCCTCCTAGGTACTTGGATAGTCCATGCTGGTGATACTAAATCAACCATTTCAAATTGCTTCTTATTCTTTTCAATCTGATTAAGATATGCTTCACGACCAGGTTCAGGTTGAATCTCACCATAATGAGTTTCTTTCATGCCCAAATAAT